TTTGTGCCATCAACATAATGGTGTGTCTTTTGTAAATTAAGTTCACCGTATCTTTGTTTTGCAAAATTATTTAAATCAATGTTTGATTTGGGCCAGTCGTGATATGGGTCTATGATTTGATTACAAAGTAATATAACCCAATAATAATCTACAGTATCATACACATCATAAGAAATATGTTCTGGTCTTTGTCCGTCTTGAACATCATAAGTTTCCATATATGTAAGGTTATCAAATATATCTTTTGTCCCAACACGGCGAAACAAGTCTGGAATATTAACAAGACTTCCGTCTATTACATACGCGGTTCTTGGGAATTGTCTAAAAAATGCCATTATTCACTCTCCCCAGCTGCTTTAGCTGAACTTTCTTCTGTAATAGTTTCTTCTGCTGGTGGGTCTTCTGCTGGAACCTCGCCCGATACACTTGGGCCTAATCCTTGGAAACCACCCATCACATCTTCTTGTCCAGTTATATCAACAATAGAATCTCTGTGAAGAAGTGTTAGTTCTTTAAAGTTTAAAGACATGGTGATTTCAGATGGAGCACCCTCTGTGCCTTGGAACGCGGTATAATGACCACCACTTCCATAGTCTACCACAAAGTTTACCAAAGCAGTATCATTAAAGAAGTTAGTGAAATAAGCATTCTCTTTGTTTTTATACTGATAGATTATCTCAAACTCAGCAGGGTACTCTAAAAATAAATTAGTACCACTTTTTTCTGGCGTCATATATCTTTCAAATACATTGACTATTTTTAAAGCTTGTAGTAATTCTTGACTATTCTTTGGTGCAAATTTAAATGTGAAAGGAAAATTCCTAAAGTTCATAGTTTTAAACAATGTCTCCGTAAATGGATTTTGTACTTTACGCGACATTAACTCTATACTGGATTGAAGGGGTAAGTTTACACCCAATTGTTTTGTTATGTTCAATGTACCAGCTGCAGTCCTAAGTAATGCTTGTCCAGCTTCACTTGAACCATCTGCACTTTTTAACATTTCGATTACACCTTGAGCTCCACCGTTTTTTACCAATGCACCCATGATAGAACCAAAATCGGTAACATCCCATTGTGCTTGCATTTCATTCTTTGGAGACATTGGCATAGCCATCCTAATACGAGCAACACATTTTCTAGTAGTTTTAGTTTCCACCATTGATGCAGCTGCATCTCCAATCTTGCCAGACAATGCAACAAGACCAACACCCAAACTTTTTTTAAGAAGACCATCCCCAGTAACAGCTGTAAAGGCTCCAACTCCTGCTGATACTCCGCCGCTCACAGATTTAACTACTCCAGCTGCTTGGTCATTAGTTAAATTACTCATCAAATCTTCACCACGGCCTGCATTTCCTAGATGAGTATTCGCAGCTGCTTCTGATTCTGTCTGTCTTATTAGGACATTGAACATTATCTGGTGGGGAAATTCTTCTGTATTGTCTAATCCAGATGGATAAGATAAACTCTGAAATGTAATTTTTTTCTTTGTTGGTTTAGGTTTTTTTGAATTTTTTGCTTCTTGAGTGGCACCAGCAGCTTTAGCAACTTGGTCTTCGGTATTCTCTGGGTCACTACCCTTTTGTTTACTGCCTCCGCGTGGGACACCGCCTGGCAACCAACCCCCAAGCTTATCATCTAGCCAATTGTAAACACTCATGTATGAACTCCGAATAAATAGTAATATGTTATTATTGGACTATTTATAAGATGCCGTACCGAAAAGATATCCATCAAGGGAAATTTATTCCAAAAAACGCGAAAAAGTATCGCGGAAACATATCTAATGTTATTTATAGGTCTGGATACGAACTGAAATTCATGAATTGGTGCGACAAGAATCAAGATGTTTTGGAGTGGGCATCCGAACCCATAGCAATACCCTATAGGTCTCCTTTGGATAGAAGGATACACAGTTATTATGTAGACTTCTATCTCAAGACTGTAGGTGGTACATATCTCATAGAAATTAAACCAGAACGATTTACAAAACCCCCAGAACCAAGAAAGAAAACAAAAAAGTATTTACAAGAGATTGCCAACTTTGGTATCAATGAAGCAAAGTGGAAATCGGCACAGGAGTTCTGTGCCGATAGAGGTTGGGAGTTTAAAATAATTACTGAAAAAGAATTAGGTATCTACGCGAAAGTATGAATACCTATAATAATGCCCATTGAAGCGGCAACACCTACCATCAACTTACCAAAGTCACCAGCGATTATTGGGAATACCTCTTTGAAGTTTTTAGTTCTGGTAGCATCAAATGTTGCAATAGCAAGTTCTCTACCACTTAACAATCCTATGAATACCCATGTTGTACTCATTGGTATATTGTTGTATTGTTTAAAGTACCATAGAATTATGAGATATATGAAGTCAATTAAAGTTGCACTCTTAACATAGTTTGTATCTGTCTTACTCTGAACTACATGTTGTATCTTACCACCCTGTTCTTTAAACATCCATCCCATACCAGCAACAAACAATGCACTAATAGCGACTAATGGAACGATATCGATTTCACGCGGTAAGAATACTGCCATATTTGCCATATCATGTGATAACCAAGTCCACCACAACCAACCAGTAATAGTCCATTGTAGTATTCGCCAGTTTCTATCACTACCACGCAATTCTACATTCTGCAACCATTTTGATACGACTGCCCATATGACATATGCACTCACAGCGGCTACACCATAACCAGCGAAAGATTTGACTAACATCTTTTCTAGAACGAATGTACTCGCAAATGCACTTAACACTAAAAACGATGTACTAACAGGAACACCAAATCTAGTAAGTAATAACAATACTGCTGGTGCCATTGCATGATACCATTGTGGTTCTACATACGGTATTCTATCTAATCTACCATATGATATATCACCAGCATTGACTGTCCATCCATACCAAATAGCAAATAACAAAACACTACTTGCGGCTGCCCACATTATCTTCCAATCAAATCTCTCTTTATTAGATGCAATCCAAGTACCAAGAGTTTGAATACTATCATTTGCGATTACTGTATAACTAGCAAAAGCAAATCCCACACAAGTCCACAAGAGCGTCATTACATCCATGTTAGTCTCCAAAAGTATATCTGAGTTCTGTTTCTATTTTAGATTTAAAATAGTCCCTTTTACTTGAATCTGAACCTTCCCACTTTCCCTTGATAGTCCATTTTCCTTTTTTGAATTTGTATCCAGCCTCATAACTAGAACCATTCGACATAGCACCACCTTCGACATAAAAATTGTTGTCGAACTTATATCCTAGTCTTAAATGACTTGTAGATGTTTCAGAGTGGTAATCTTTGAAGGGAACTGTGTTCTTGAGTTCTAAATATGGATTAGCGTAGGGGGTTGCGAATGGTGTTGTTAATAAAACAACTAAGAGAACGAACTTGAGTTTCATTCCTTTACCTCATTAAGTAGATGAATTAATATTGTATGTAAAAATATTTATTGATACCCATCTCTTTGCCGTGCGCTTTTGTGTTACAGTTCGATTAAGATTTGATGAAATTTTAATGAATGTGGGTGGCTTCCAAACTGTTATAAATAGGAACATGGCAAATCCATTTCTACAAATTAGACCGAACTCCGATTCTGGAAGAAAGTCATTTAATTGGTACATGAACCAAGTAAGGCAAATTATGCGTGGCGTATCTACGCCTTCAAGTGCTATAGCAAATGACATTGGTAAACCAGTAAGTCAATTTGATATAGGTTCAATGTATCTGTTTAGGTATGACGCGAAATGGAAAGATAAACTACCATACTTTGATGCGTTCCCCCTATGTTTGCCATTTGAACCTACGAAAGATGGGTTCTGGGGATTGAATTTACATTATCTACCTTATATGATGAGAGCTCAGTTATTAGGCAAATTAATAGAAACAACAAACGATAGAGCAATAGATGATAAAACTACAATGAGATACAACTGGGAACTATTGTCAAACTCTGCACAATTTCCAGAAGTAAAACCATGTGTAAAACGATATTTAACAAAACAAATAAGGTCTAGATTTTTTGAAATCAATCCTCAAGATTGGAAAGGTGCTATATTTCTACCAGTAGAAGACTTTAATGTTAGTAAGAACACAGTATTCCAAAATTCTAGGAGAGCGATTTAATGGCATATTTCAAAACAAAAGACTTCATATCAAAAGTAAGAAAGGATGACCTTGCGAGGTCTAATCGATTTGAAGTAGTGATTAGTTCGCCAGGCAGATTCGTAGAGGACAGAGAGATATCATTACTGTGTGAAGAAGCACAAATTCCAGGCCTGCAAATTCAATGGGCGCCAACAAAGATATCGCATTGGACAGAACAAAGAGCGCATGGCATAGAATACTTCGGTGACACAGCAGCATTTACATTTTTCTGTGATGCTAACTGGGATGTAAGAACATATTTTGAAAACTGGATGACTACTATCGCTGACCCTTTATCAAAAGAAGTTAGTTTTCCAGACGAACATGTAGGACAGGTAGAAGTGTTTGCACTTGACAGAGAGGATAACATAGTAACAAGATGGAAACTATATGACGCATTTCCAAGACTTATGAACATTCTACCGATGGGTCAGAGTGCTGAAGGTATAGTTAGAGTTAATGTGACATTTGCTTTTAGAAGGTGGACTTCTAGAGGCGTTGAAGCGGGTGATGCAGAAAGATTGTTTGGAATACTTAATTTCCGTAAGAACGGTATTAAGAACGCCATTAAAAGTAAAATTGCTCATAATATTAATGATTGGATTGATTAAATTATTGGAGGTTTGTAATGGCATTACCAAAGGCGAAATATCCTTTGACAGACATTTTTGTCTATTCGTTAGATAAAAAAATTCCGTTTAGACAATTCTTAGTAAAAGAAGAAAGACTATTTGAGAGCCCAGACTCGGACAGGCATGTTTTAATAAAATCAATATCAGATTGTATCACCAGTTGTTCTTTGGGTAAAGTAGATGGAGCTACTTTGCCTATCTTCGACTTACAGAACATATGGATTCAACTATCTAAAATATCCGAAATATCACTTCCAGATTGGTCATTCATGTGCGGTGAATGTGGGGAGTATCATGAACAACCAATAAGTTATGATGACTTTGGATTTAAACTGACAGAATACCACACAGACATACTTACATTAAGAGATGATTTGATAGTAAAAATGAGATATCCTACCGCTGGTGAGTTATTTGAATTTGATAAAGAAACCATACCGTATTATGATATCGCCGCTAAATGTATTGACTCAGTTAAGATAAAAGGAAAAACGGTAAAGGATATATCGGAAGAAGAGAAAACAGAATTTATTGAAACTCTGACAAGCGCAGAGTTTGAAATTATAACATTATTTTTTGCATCGATGCCTGTGGTGCAAAATGTAATAGAGTTTGAATGTGAAAATTGTGGAGCTGAAAATGAAGTAGTTATGAATGGATTTTTCGGTGAATCAGAATAGGTTTGGAGGACAATATGGCACTACCACAAACTGAACATCCTCTGATAGATGTTCATATACACTCCCTTAACAAGAGTGTAAAATTCAGACCTTTCCTAGTAAAAGAAGAGAAGTTGCTTGTTTTAGCAAATGAGACTAAAGACCAAGACGAAATGATTAGAGCCACACAACAAGTGGT